ATATTATTGAGGAGTTGGAGCAACTTAAACAAAAGAACATTGACGTCGATGGAAGAAAGGGGATTGTTGGCAAAGAGCATGTAAAGGCTATTATCGGGCGTTCTCCTGATTATAGGGATATGCTTTTAATGCGAGAGTATTTTGATATAGTCCCACCGCCAAAGGTTCAATCTTTGGGCGTTGGATTTAGGCCGTTAAATAATATACCAAGATGATTATAAAAATACAAGGCAAGGACTACGGTGTTCCTATTTCATTCCATGAACTAACCATTGACGCCTATTTAGGCTTTACGGCTGCATTTGGCAAGCCTTTTATTGAACGGTTAAGCATTTATACCTCCATACCTGCTAACGTGCTTAATGAAATGAATACGCAAAGTATTGGCAAATTATCAGAAGCTGTTGCGTTTATCGAGGATATTGATCTGCTTAATAGCCTTGCCGATGCTTATAGTGGAACTGATGTAGGAGCTGAATCGCTGCAGAAGCTGGAAACAGCTAAAAAGATTATTAAAGCCGGCGCAGGGCAGATAGCCATTGCAGAGCATTACACAGGGCAGGCTATTTCGGGCCGTCCATTACTTGAAACATGGCGCATGGTTCGCTTTTACCATGAATCAATAAACGCATTTTTTGATAGGTTCAAGGAAATGAACAACCACGAATACACGGATGACGAACTGGAGGCGGGGGTGGAGGAGCTAAACGTGTTTGGCTATTTCCCAATGGTGGTTGAATATGGTAAAAACAGGGGCATGACAAATGACCAGGTATTAGCATTACCTGCTATTGAGGTTTACATGGAACTGCTAATTGATTACCGCAAGGGGCAATACGCCAAACGTTTACAGGAGATTCACAAGGCAAGGGAAGAGCATTTTAGTAAGTTGGTGAAGTAAATATTTCATACCCAAAACGGGTTAACCGCCATACAGCCTGCCTATTTTTAAGCCGTGAGCAAATTGGCAAACATCATTGACGGCTGGAAAAACTACCTTTTTGAGAACAAGGACGTAGAGGATTTAGCCAATGAAAGGGCGCACTTCTGCGCTAAATGTCCGTTTGCGGTTGAGGGTTTGGTTACTGATTTAATTGATGATGACATAGTTGATATTAAGGGTATGGTATGCGATAAGTGCCATTGCCCTTTGTCCGCTAAACTGCGTTCTGTTGAGGAAAGCTGCCCTATTGGTAAGTGGCATGGCATAGGCTTAAATAGGTTCTAATGGCAGGTGAAAACGAAATTACGGGCATCCTCAATAAAGCAGGTTCCTACGTTTCGGCTGAAACCAAAGATGCCATTGTTCGCAAACCCGTAACCGTTTATGGGGTGGTTAACGCTTCAGGTAAGTTAAGGGATTCTGTGAGATATGATTTGCGTGATGGGGTTTGTAGGGTTTATGCGCTTGATTACATCTACTACGTTGAACAAGGTAGAAAGCCGGGCAAAAGACCGCCGCGAAAGGCAATAGAGCAATGGATAACCGATAAGGGGATTATACCCGACAAGATAAGTAAACAAAGCCTTGCCTATTTGATAGCTAAGAAGATAGGCGAAGAAGGAACAACAGCGCATAAGCAAGGGGGCACAAAGTTGTTAGCTGATATTGTGGGTGCAGATTTCAGGAGTAGCGTTCAAAGTGAACTATTGTTGACATTCAAAGAAAAAACAAACGCTGCCTTTAGGAGCGCAATTACAGGCAAATGAGCTTAGTATATAAAATATTGCAACGCCCTGCTAAATGGGTTTCGGCGCATCGAAAAAACGAATTTAAGTTGCGGTTGCCTCAAACCACTATTTCAAGCGGTTATGATGATGGTGATGGGTATCTAAAGCTAAACCTTGCAGGCGCTTTCCCGTTAACATTGGCTGAAGGGGATAGAATCTACATACCGCCGGGCACAGATTACACAGGGTTTCATAAGGTTAAAACCATACATAGCTCCATTCAAATTACACTAAACACAACCTATACAAGTTCAATAAGCGGTTCGGTTGTTATCCGTCAGGTTTACCTGCCAACAATATCAATTTACAAGGGTTATAAGCAGGGCGAATTGGTTGTTACATACGATAGCGGAACCGTTGACCTTTACGATATACTGCCCTATACATTGGTAGCAGAGTTTCAGCCTGAAGTGGGATTAGACGGCAATGTAACATTCGATATTTGTGGCTATCTGAAAACGGTAATTGAAGCACCGTATAAACCAGCTTACAATGCAGACGAGGATGATTACATATACCCTCAATACGTAATCAATACATTCTGTCCAAAATACTACAATAAGGTAACTGTGTTGGTTGAAGACCGTTGGAACATAGCCACACTATACGCTGCAAACGCAGCCATAAGCACAGATGAACTAAACCGTGACTTTGTTGATACAGGCAGGCAAATGCAACCGCTATTACAGCCGGTTAACTATTTCGGTGACTTTCAATTAGGCGACTACATTTTAGGAAACTTCATTTACGCAAAACTTACATAATGGCTATTAAAAGTAAAACACAGTTAGCAAATGATATTGCAGCCCTCGGTTCAACCTACAGCGAAGCGGCTGTTGAAGCTGTTTTAACTAATATGGTAGATAGTTACGAGGATATATTCCCTTCTGTAACAACCGTTCAACAGGCGGCTTTAACCCCTTCTACAGGGGATATTGTTTACAATACCGATACTAACCGTTACGAGTATTTCAACGGCTCGGCATGGTATGCCATAGGTCAGGACTTGTCAACCCCGCAAACGGTCAAGATTGATTTATCAACGGCTGATATATTGGCGCTAAACGGAACACCAAAACAGTTAGTAGCAGCCCCAGGTTCGGGATATGCTATTGCTGTTAACTCTATGGCTATGCGTTTAACTGCAGGTGGAACGGGCTTCACAGGAAGCTACAGCCTTGTTGTTAGGTGTTCAACTAAGACGGCCACCGATCCTTTGATTACCATAGGAGGAAACCCAATAAACGGCACGAGTAATAAATCGGGTTGTATTCCACCTGAAGGATTTGGGACAAATGCCATAGTTGAAAATGATTCGGTTGTCCTTGGAACAACAGGCGCTATATCCACCGGTAACGGATCATTAACTGTTTGGTTAACCTTCTGCATAATAGCCTACTAATGCCTCGCAAAGTATATAAAACATACTACCGTTGCAGTTCGCAGAATACTGTTGTTCATGGTCAGTTTGGGGATGAAATAAAACCCATACTAAGCACCATGACTTACAACGGTCGTTATAACCCATCGGACGGCACATATGGTGTTACACCGGTATGGTTTACGCATGTAGAGGGGTTGCCCGTTTATGACACCACATGGAGCTTTACGCCGCCTGCAGAAACCGATACTGAATATTGGTTTAGCTGGACGGCTGCATTTACGGATGGCACAAGCATGGAATACATTGTTAAAGTGGTTATGCTTGACTATTGTGAATTGGAGTTGGGGTGCGATACAGGCACAACGCGCAAGCCTTTAAGTGTGTTGCTGTGGTTAACACGCGAAGGTGGATGGTGTTACTTTCCGTTTAACGGCAGAAAGACTTTTGAGGTAAAGATACCTGACGGAAAAACATACATAAGCGGCGAATACATTTTGCGGAATACGTCAAGGCCCGGCGTTTATGAAGGGGAAACATTAACCACCGGAGATATACCCGAAATGGCTTTAGACCTGCTACAATCGCTAAAGGAATCAATACAGGTTTACTATGTTGAAGACTTTTTAGCCTATGTAGGTGAGCAGGTTTACCACCCAGTAATACTTCAGGACGGAGATTTTATGAAGCGCAAAACAGGCGAACAACGGTTTGATGTAACGGTTAAATTTCTATACGCCACAGAACGGCAAATACAATCGCAGTAATGTTAGAACTGTATATTGACAACAAATTGGTTGACCTTTCAGGGGATGATGAGATAGCTATTGACTATGCTATTTTCTCATTTGATGATATTAACGCAAGGAAAGGCGTTAGGTCATATCAATTTGCTGTGCCCAAAACCGGAAACAATAGAGCAATTTTTGAAAGCCCCAATGAAGCAACAAATCTAAGTGAGTTTCCATATACCCGTAAAAGAGCGCGTTGTCTTGCAAATGGGGTTGACTGCCTTATACGATTTGCAGAAATAGAATCCGCTAACGACTATTACAACGTAAGGCTATACGGCTCAAATACTAATTTCTATTCGCTTATAAAGGATAAAAAAATTATTGACCTTGATAATTGCAATAAAGACCACTTTTGGACTTTGCCAAACGTAGTTGATAGCAGGCTAAATAACACAGGGTATATTTATCCTTTAATAAACTATTACACACAAGCCCCTAACGGTTTTATAGATAATACCGACAGGACAATATCAGCCAGGCATCTATACCCGGCATTATTTGTTGAGGAAATTATACAGCAGATAATAGAAAAAGCGGGTTATCAGTATAATAATCTTGACCCCGCAGATGAAACATTAATACTACCATGTTCAGGAGAATTGAAAAGGGAGATTAGGCCAGACCTTTATGAATCTGTGCATACGCAAACAGGCACATTGCCAATACAGCAGCCCGTTAACGGTATTGGTTCAAAATCATACTACCTAACTTTCAATGAAACTGAAGGGGGGTGTGCTACTTATTGGGATGGGGTATTGGATGGGTATAGGGCGGACTTAAATGGTTTTCTGCTATTTGCTAATAGCATAGCGCTTACGCTTAAATGGAGTATTGTTTTAACAAACACTACCGGGGCCACTATTAGCGGAAATCTTGTATTCACCACAGATAATAATACTGAAACGGATATAGACCCGACAAGGCGAAATAGCTCTAATTACTATGAAGAGGCTTTTATGCTATTGTCGGGTGAAACAAAAACATTTACGGGTTCTTACGATTTTACTACAGGAAACGCCGGAACTTTCGAGCAAAATTATATTGCATCATGGATTGAAATTGGGGCCGGTTTAGATAATACGATTAACCTTGAATCGGATAGCTATTTACAAATATCAAATGTTCGCACACTCGAGGCGGATAGTCAAATAATATTTAAAGATTCATCTTCTAATCTATCCCCTACAAATTACATCAGCGTTGGTTCATTATTTGATTATAAACAAAGCGACATACTATTAAACTATTGTAGGCTTTTGGGGCTTATAATAATTTCTGATGAGGTAAATAAAAAAATAACACTTCAGAAATTTGATAGGATAAGCGAAAACGTTGTAAATGCTTTAGACTGGAGCAATAAGATTGATTTAAGCGCCACACCGGAAATCAAGTTTTTCAGCGAATCTATGGCGCAAAGAAATAACTTCGTTTACCAGGTTGATAGTCCTGAAGCTCAACCAATAGGAACAAATGGCTATATAGAAGTAAATAATGATAACCTTCCTGTTGAAGCGGATATGGTAAGTATGGATTGGGCCAGTTGCGATTCATTGGAGTTACTTAAAGGAATAAAAACGCCTACTATACCTTGTGTTGACCCGGATAATGAACAATATTCAGGCGTTAGCTCACAGCGTATTTTGTATTTGAAGCGTGTAGACGGGTCAGATTTGGAAGAAACAGATGATTTAACTTACACAGGAATTAGTGGTAGCCCGGTAACATCATCAACAGTAAGCAGTGATTACCCTTTGGCATGGTTTATAAATAGGGCAGAAGCGCATAATTTGGGGTTTGCCAACTCGATCATAAGCGAAAGATACGGATCTGTTAGTGATGTTTATGATAAGTATAAAAATGTAGTAGTCTATCTACGCCTGAACGAATCTGATATAAATAAACTTGATTTCACTAAGCCTGTTTACATACAGCATTTCAACGCCTACTTCTACGTAAATAAGATTATAGGCTATAAGCCGTGGTCTTATGAATCAACTCAAGTGGAACTTGTAAAACTTTACTAATCATGGCAGAAACTAAAGAAACCGTTGTATTTGAGATTGATGTAAGCGCCTACGAAAAAAAGTTGGCTGAGATAACCACGTCTATAGATGGGTTAAAGGATGCTCAAAAGAAGTTTAGGGATGAGGCTAAAGCCGGAAGCGAAGAAGCTGCTAAGTCATTGGAGCGTGTTAACGCTGAATTGAAAGTGCAGCAACAACAATACCGAACCACCCAAAACGTATTGGCTGGGTTTATAGGGCAAAAGCAGAAGGAGGTTGACGTTACCAACTTTAGTAACAACTCTATTCAGCAGAACCGCGATTTACTAAAGCAGTTAACGGCGCAATACATAGGCATTCAGAAACCATCACAGGAGGCAACAGATAAACTAAATCAGTTAAGCGCTACACTAAAAAAACAGGAATCAGCAATAGGCGATACCCGCCGTAATGTGGGCAACTATAAACAGGACATTATAGAGGCTGCTAAATCGCTTAATCTATTTGGCGTAAACGTTGGCGATGTAATTGACCCGCTAAAGAAGTTTAAAGGAACATTTGATGATGCAGGCGGGGGTATAAATGGTATAGCAAAAGGCCTGGGCGGTCTTGCCGCAGGGTTAATACCATTTGCCATAGGGGCAATAGGGGGGCTATCTCAAAAGCTATTGGAATATAAGCCTGTTGCTGAATTTGCAGAACGCGCAACCAACGGTTTTAACGCCGGTATTGAAGCGCTTGTTAATGGTGGCAGTGTCTTCCAGGCGGCAAAGGATGTATTCGAGTTAACGGGTAAACTTCAGGAGCTAAATGATGAATTGCAGCGTGGGGAGTTGGCAAACGCCCGCAATACTGCCGCTATTCGTGATTTAGAAGTAATAGCAAGCGATGTAAGCAAAACGGAAGAACAAAGGATTTCAATACTGCAAAAGGCTAATGAAAAGGCCGTGAAATCATTTAATGAGCAGCGAAGAGCATTAGAGGATGTTCAGTCCACACGTGAACAGTTGTTCATGAAAACAAAGAACCTTTCGCAGTTTGAGCTGGACATCATTTTAGAGAACAACGAAAGCATTAAAAAGTCTTACGACTTCGTTACTGATGCACAGATTGAGCAGCGCCGGGAAACATTAAAGCGTATCAACACAGAGGACGATGATTTTCAGGCTGTTAAGAAAGGACGCGAGGAAATTATAGGGCTAACGGCTAAATACTACGATGTAATTGAGAGCAATAATAACCGCGTATCTAAGCTACAGGACAAAATAGATGCAAGGGATAAGCAGTTGGCAGATGAAAAGGCCCGTTTGCTTGAGAAGCAGAAAGCCGACTTTGAGAGATATTGGGCTAATATTGACGCACTCGAAACACAGTTTGAGTTAAATGAACGGGAGCGATTAGCTAAATCATTTGATGATAAAATTCAGACTATTAAGGGCGATAGCCAACGCGAAATTGCTTTGCGGTTAGCCATTGAGCAAGAAAAAGAGGCCGCGCTTAATAAGTTTGATGATGAGTCCGAAACGCGCAGACAACAGAAAAAGGCTGACCGTTTAGCTAAAGACCAGGCCGATCTAAACCGCGCACTTGCTATTTTAGAGGATAACGCCCAAAAGCAGTTAGAACTGCAGATTTGGTTCAATGAAAGCCAACAGGAAATTGATGAAGAGTATCAAAAGTGGGTTGAGGATAAGCCCCGTAAAAACTTTGCAGATTTCTATGCTTATAAAAAGAAGCTCCGAGAAGATGACTTAAAAGATAAGGCGCAAAAGGCGGAAGAAGAAAAAAGAATTGAACAACAGCAGTATGAAGCCGCTAAAGGCGTTCAGAATTTATTTACAAGCCTTTCAAATGCAATAGGCGAACAAACGGCGGCAGGCTTGGCGTTCCAAAAGTTAGCGGCACTTACTGAATTGGCAATAAATACGGCTAAGTCGCTTAGTGCATCAATACCATTAGCCATTGAAGCGGCTTCAGCAACAGGCCCGGCAGCGCCGTTTACATTTGCCGGTTATTTAGGGGGCATAATTGGAACGGTAATAGCGGCGGCGGCACAAGCTGGAGCTATCCTAAATAGCGCAAAAGACGTTCAGGCCCCTAAGTTTGCAGAGGGTGGAGATGTATTTGATGTAGGAGGTAAGCCACACAGCCAGGGCGGAACTAAATACTATGGAGAGGACGGAAATAGGTTTGAGGTAGAGCATGGCGAAAAGGTGTTTGTATTAAAACGCACTGCAAGTGAATACATAGACAGATTAGGCGGTCTAAATGAGTTTTTCGGGGGGCGTTCATGGAGTTCGCCAACAAGATATGCGGCCTTAGGCGGTAACATCCCAACTGGTGACGGGGGGTATGTAACACGGAGCATAAAAGACACTGTGGAGCAGGCCCGAATACTTGAAACGGCTATTAAAAATGGCTTTACTAAAGCACCGGCCCCTAAACTAAGTATAGTGGAATTAGCAAAAATTCAGGGTTCCCGAAACAGAAGCGTAACGGTTAGCGAATTATAATTACATTAGGGGTATGAAACATATTATACTCCTTTCATTATTGGCCTATTCTATCGCTTCTTTTGGTAGAAATGATAGCACAAATGTAGTTAACGTTAGGCTTGTTCCGGGTATTTACATAGACGCTATAAAGGAAAACGGTAAGCACAACAATTACGCAGGCGCTTGTGCTGAATTTGGGGCAGCTATTAAAAACAGTTTTTATACTAACATTGGTGTAGGCTATCAATACTCTGAAAATGGAGGTGTTTTGCCTGCTTATGCAGCGTTTAATACTACAATAATTGACGGTCATGTGACGCCTTATATATCATCAGGGATAGGCTATTTAGGTATATTTAGGAACAAGGTTAGATATGACGGATTGCATACTTTTTTTGGCGCAGGCGTTAATATCAACGTAACAAAACAGCTTTCAATAGCCTTTTACCCATCTTACAGGTTTGCTTATAGCCCTAAATATGGGTATGTCAATAAAGAAGGTGGATTTACATCTGTTAAGTTAGCCCACCAAATAGGGGTAAATGTTTCAATAAAGTTCTACTGAGCCACCTTAAAACTACCGTGTTTTTTCAGGATATACGCCCTTAGTTCCTTATCTTTAGCCATAGCTTCATCCACCATAGAGCGTCCGTGTTTGCGATAGTAAACAAGTATTTCCGGCTGAACGTGTATTTTAAACCCTAAACGGGCGGCGTGTGTCCAAAACTCCCAATCCTCATAGCCTATTAGCATTGATTCATCAAAACCGCCGGTCTTTTCCCACACTTCCCGCTTAAATATACTGCAGTAGTGTATGCAATTATTCTTTATGAGGTCAGCAAATTTAGGGTTCTGAATCTTTGGTTTCCAAATATCCTTCCTTAAACCAAAGGTCTGCAGGTATGTTGAAACTATATCCCCCTGGTTAATGGTTCGCATTATAAAGTTATGGTGTAATTTATCGTCCGAATCCAATAATACAATCCATTTGCCCTTACTTGCCTTAATGCCTGTATTCCTTGCGGCGCTTAACCCGGCGTTCTTTTGCTCTATCAATTTTACTTGTGGGTAGCGTTTTGCAACCCCGCTTGTATTATCGGGGCTTCCATCATTAACCACAATTACCTCAATATTCTTATAGGTTTGCTGCAGCGCTGATTCTATGGCATCGCTAAGAAATTGCGCCTGCTTATAGCATGGTATAATGATACTTACAAGGTCATTCCATGTTTGGTTCCAATGGTGTATGCAGTAGGTTTTATCCGTAATGAACTTTTCGCTGTAAACTTCGCTGTAATGGTATGGGTAAAAGTATTCGGGAGCGGTTATGGTTATTTTAGATTCTTTTGCCCCATCAGTAAACACGCCTATTTCATTGTTTTTTCTACCGTAATAATGCTTTGCTAGTTTGGTAAACAAATGTGGGCCCGTTGCAAGTTCTACATCTTCTTTTTTAAACTCAAAGTTATCCATATATGCCATGCACATGCGCAAAAACGGATGTCCTTTCTCCGAAATAATAACCGCATTATTAACGCTATGACCGTCCTCAATTCCTATTGTAAACTCATTGCTAAGTAGTGGCGTTAAATCCTTTACACACTCTACGTCAAGGTCAAGGTAAACGCCGCCGTATTCGTAAAGCACATAGCAGCGCATGTAGTGGTTAATAAGCGTGTAGGCTTTGCGCTCCATTGCCCACTTTAGGAAGGGGCTATCTGCCCATAGCGTTGTCCCTACATCAATAATCTCGAAGTCAGGGTTTGCCTCCTTCCAGGTTCGGGTGTACTTATCAAACTTTTCGGGAACCGGCTTATCGCTTATCCAAATCTTGAATATTTGTTTGGGTATCATTGTTCGCAGGCTATTGAGAATGTTTCTAAGTTTATATCAGTAACTCTTTTGAGTTTTGTGAACGTTATAAATCCACGGCCTTCTCCAAAGTTTATAGTTATACCTTGTGGTATATCCATAGAATACGCATGGATAGGAAGCGTAATTAAGTATTCATTAAAAGCAACATCAGAATCATCAATAGGTAGGTCTGAAAATTTCGCCATTACCTACGGTTTTACAAAATGCCATGTCTGATACTCATTGCCGTCAATATTTTTATCTGGGCCGTGATAAAAGTCATCAGTAGTGAAATACATTTTTATTTCAGGATGCGCAGCCATGTATTCATCAATAAACTGCTTAACACCGGGGCAATCATTATTAGCGCCGTAATCATGGCCCGAAACAATACCGCCGCTTCTTACCTTTGGATACCACGCCTCAAAATCGCGCTTTATTCCTTCATAACTATGGTCAGCATCAATGTAAACACAGTCTATTGAGCCGTCAGCAAATTTGGATGCCGCTAAAGCTGAATCAGCCTGTATAAAGTCAACAGGGTAGTCCGCCAAAAGTTTCTTGGCGCTTTCAAGTTCATACATGCGAACCCAATTATCAACGCAGAAAACTACGCCCGTCCAGCCGCCGTCAATAATTCTTTTGGTATTCCACCCTAACTGAACGCCAACCTCAACGCATGTTCCGGTTTGATTAACGCTTTCAAATAGCTTACCTAAATCTTCTCTTGTTGTGATTTGTAACATTGGTTTATTGTTTAAGTTTAATATCTCCAATCGCTTAGATGCGGGTTATTAGGTTTAATCTCATAGTTATAGTAGCAAACGGCCATCCGCACTATTACATTATCTCTGTTGTTTTGCGCGTAGTGCTCATATTTTGCTCTATACGATTTAGGCTGTTTTAAATACCATTCCCAAAAGCACACATTGCTTAAAAATGAATTTGGTTTTGATTTATAGTAATCATAAGCAAGCCTTACTATTATTTTAATAAATCTCCAATCCATTGCTATGCTGCTTTTTTGTTGACTAATTCAAAATGATAGCGCTTGCCGTCCTTGTAGGATGCAACGCCTTTTTTATGGCCTTTAAAAGTTGTTCCTTTGCCACCGTATAGATAATGGCTTATGCTGCTTTCATTGCGTATAAACAAACGCCTTGCCGCCTTAGACATGCTGTCAAACTCACCAATAAAATTGCCCGTTTCAATATCGTATGCTCTTATTGGTGTGCCGTCAGTTATCATAATCTAACTATCTGTTGGTGGTCTTGTATCGTTAAAGGCTTCTCCGCCTGTGTAATCCCAATATTTTTTACCGTCTTTATAAACTATAAACCGTCTGCCGTTTTCAAACTCACGTGTACACCAATTATAGGCCGCAAACTGCCAGCTAACCGATGGGCCGCACTCCTTCTGGGCCTCGTTTATTATCACCTGCAACTCTATTTCCTCTATCATTTTGACCGTAGTTTGTAGCTATCCTAATCGCTTCCCGTAAACCCTCTGCTTCAGACATAAGCCGGGCCTTACAAATATGCGAAAAATCAGCTAATCGCCTACCGCTAAAATTAGACTGCAACCCGCGCTTAAAAGTCTTATCTCCATAGCCCACTACAGCCGTTGGTAGTTTCCTGGTTTCGTTTCCACGCATGTATTTAATATAAATGTCCACGCAATCCCTAAGTCCGTCACTTTCATTAACGCTCTTGAATACGCAAAAGCTATCGAAAGCCTCTAAAAGCCTGCCCCACACGTTGCTCTTTACTCTTTTTGAGTACATTTATTTACTTACCTTTTTGCTTACTATTCTTATTTGCACAATAGAATATGCCGATACCGGCTACAAATGCGCTGTTAAACAATAGCCTTCCTAAAGAACTCCATTTAGCATAGTTGAATCCTAATTCAGAAAAACCAAGGAATAAGTAAACAATCAAAAGGGCAGCTAATACATACCCGGCTATAAACAGTTGAACTTTGTATCTCATTACGCTTACATTTTTTGTACCCTGTTAGGGTATGATTTTACAAATGTATCAAATTGCTTACAATATTCGCACTGTGCAGCTAAATATTTTTATCAACGGCTATATAGGTGACGGCTTCGATGCTTTCGGGGATGGCAACTATTTCAGCCTCAAAAAGTTGAATGAAATTTTAGATGAAAACCCAAACGCCAGCGAATTAGTTGTACACATTAACAGTGGCGGCGGCTTGGTTTCAGAGGGCTTTGCGATATATGACAAACTCGTTTCGCTCAATAAGCCAATTACTACGATTGTGGAGGGGATGTGCGGAAGTATAGCTACTGTAATTGCACAGGCAGGCAGCAGAGGTAAGCGCAAAATGTTTCAGAATAGCGACTACTTCATTCATAACCCGCTATGGATTCCGGGTGGCCCTGACGCACATACGGCTGATGACCTTGAGAGCCTTACCAATGAGTTGCGCAGAAATGAAGATAAGCTGATTGACTTCTATATGAAGCATACCACAGCTAACCGTGAAGATTTAGCCAATAAAATGAAGGTAGAAACAACGCTTTCTGCTGATGAAGCTAAAGCGATGGGATTCATTGATGAGGTTATAAATACCAATGTAAGAAACATGGTAAGATATGCCATTGCTGCAGCGGTTGAAGTTCCTACTAAGCAAAAACAAAACACAAATACAATGAGCGAATTAAAGAAGGATATAAAAGATGGGTTCGATTCCATTTTCAACAAACTACAAGATCTAATTAGTGGCGGCAAAAAGGTTAACGCATACGCTGTAACCAATGACGGCGCAAAGGTTTATTACGATGGCAATTTGGGAGAAGGAACTAAGCTGTTTACTGACGAGGCCATGACCGCGCCGGTTGCTGATGGCGAAGTTATAGTTGACAACAAGTCTTATACCGTTTCGGGCGGTGTTGTAACAGCCGTTAAGGATGAAAATCAAAAATCAGAACTGGAGATAGCCAACGAAAGAATTGCATCCCTGGAAGCCGAATTGGTAACTGCAAAAACAAAAGAAACTGAAGCGGCCAAGGAAGTTGAAAGCATACGTGCTGAAGCGAAAAAGGTGAATGAGGAGTTTGTGGATTTCCGCAACAAGATAGTGACCGGCGGTGATAGTGTATTCGAGGTTGCTGATGTAACGGGCAAAGATAAGCCTGCAAAGGAGCCTAAGACATGGCAAGAAAAGCTAGTGGCTTACCGCAAATCAGAGGAAGAAAAAGCTAAACAATAATTAAAAAATAGAAAAACACAATAGAAATGGCAAACCTAATTACATCGGTTGAATCAATCGAAACCACAGAGTACGAACTGCGCGTCAAGCCTTTATTGAGCGACCCGCTTATTACTGCGCTTCCTTTCGATGTTGCTTATGGCAATATGCCAAAGGATATTTTCTTTAACAGCAACGCCGACAAGATAACAGGCGCCAAAAGCGCATGCGGTTGGTCTTTTAAAGGAACGGCCACAACCTTCACAAAGAAAACATTAAACCCGGTAGAGGTTCAGGCCCCGGTTGAGCAGTGCTACACAGTTCTTTTAAAGAAACTGTTTGGTAACAACCTGCCTGACGGTGCACTTCGCGGTGAATTGCCACAGGAGGTGTTGAACTACATGGTTACGCAGCAAAACTATGCTTTTAACCGTGACCTGCTTTCTATTGTGTTTTTAGGCGACACAGCCCACTCTGCAGATGACTACTACGATTTGTTGGACGGTGTATTCAAGAAACTTGCTGAAGGCATTGCCGATACCGATGGCACCGTTAACGCCGGCGACATTGTAGCTGCCGATGTTGATGCAGGCTCATTCTTTGAAACAATGAACGGCGTTTACAACGCACAGCCTCGCATGCTGAAAAACATGCCTAATAGCAGCAAGGTTTGGATTTGGACACAGGCCCTTTACGATGCTTACTTGAATTACCTTGAAACATCCACCCAGGGAACTGCCGGTATTATACAAACCGCTTACGTAACTGACGGCCTGCGCCCTACAATGTTCAAAGGTATCCCTATTGTAGTTCTGCCAATACTTGACGAGCGCATTGAATCAGATTTTACTTCTGGTTCACCTGCAGCCGCCGTTGATCCATACCGTTGCATTCTGACTGTTGGCTCAAACCACATCATCATGCTGGACGGCCAGGGCTTCCGCAACAGCAACCAATTCTACTTACCAAAAGAAGATAAGGTTTATGTAACCGGTAGCGCCTTGGTTGATTACCAATATGGCTATGGAGAATTGAACGTATTAGCAGGTGTTGGCCTGTAAATGAATTAAGGCCCCTGTAACAAGGGGCTTCTTTTAAACCTTTAAAAAGAAGAAACAATGGGCTGTGCAAACGACCTTATATCACTCGACCCGAACTGCGATGCGCTCAAAAAGAAGGGCGGCATAAAGAAAAGGGTTTGGGCTGGCCTTAAAGATAACCTAACGCTTACTGTTGATGCTGATGGTAATGTTGACACTGTTACGGTGGCTGCATTAAGCCCTGCAGCTGGCTTAGTTACCTATACCGGCAAAAAGCTAAAGCATAACGGCGCATTAACCGGTGAAGTTGGCGAGAATACTAATACCATTAAGCAAGATTTAAACCTTGTGCTGTATCACTACACACAAGAGCAAAAAACGGCTATTGAAAACCTGTTTAACAGCGAGGAAGTTGTATTGTTTGTTGAAACAGAAGCGGGCCAGATTGAATGTTGGGGTTATGATACAGGCTTAACCGCCTCTGCCTTAACAGGTGGAACAGGAACGGCGCTGAATGATTCAACCGCAATTACAGTAACCCTAACCGGTTCACAGGATGGTTTGCCTAAGGTATGCGCTTTTGATACAGATTTACAAGGGAACATTGATTACCTGGACGGATTAGTTCTGTAACAATATGGCAAAAGAAGTAACACCCGAACTTCTTAGCCGGTTAGAAACTTACTTAAACAATAGAAGCAGGGGTGAAACAAAGCTCCTGCTTTCATTTTTTAAAGAGGTATTTGACCGCGAACCTAACTTGAAATGTCCTGTATGTATAGAAGAAGATGCAGGTAAGCTAAAGCGGTTTTTGATTAAAAAAAAAGAGAGGTCAATGGAAAGATATAAATGGGTAGGGCCTGCAAAGGCAAGTGTTATAATCTCCATAGGAGGAGATAAGCCTGTTAGAGTTGATAAAACAAACTGCACAGATAAACACGCTGAAGCAATTAGCCTTATCCCCAAATACGCCCACCTGGTTGAATGTATTGCACCGGCTGAAGGAGGCGAGCCGTTAGTTGTTTTGCCAAAAAAGGAAGAGGATTTTATAAAAGTGGAATTGCCGGTTACTACATCAACCTCAACAACAGCGCAGACAGACGGGAGCAATGTGAGGAAGAAAAAAAGAAAACGAGGATCAAAATAAAGCGGTTTGAAGCAGTCGATGGAGGCGCTATCAAATCGGGTGGTTTGAAGGGTGCTGAAATCGGCTGCATCAGGTCGCACTATAACGTTCTTTCAAATACGAAAACCAAATACACGCTTGTCCTTGAAGATGATTTTGCCTTATGCGAAAACTTTGATGAGGAACTTAAAAAAGCAATGGATGAATTGCCGTTGGACTTTAACGCTTTATGGTTAGGAGGCAGGTTAATAGGCAAGCGGTGGGATTACAGCGATAGTCTTTTGAAGATAAGCGGGATAACAGGAACCTATGGTTACATCATTAAAAGTGATTTTATACCAAAGGTATTATCTGCGCTTGCAAAGGAAAACAAGTTGGCTGATTACGCCATGAGCAGTGTGTTTGATAACGTATTTAAAACAAAAAAGAACCTGGTTAAGCACCGCGCCGGGTATTCAATAATTCAGGGCAAAGATGTTAGCTATAAAGATTTAGAATAATGGAGCAGAATAAAGGAAAGTTTACAGGTTTTAGCACGACATTTTCGCGCTTCATGAACTTCTTTGTTCCTGACAAAGAGGATAAATCTAAAGGCATTTACCGTTATGGCAAGAATAACGACCTACCAAACATACTTATCTCGTTAATAGCTGATTCAGGAGTAGCCACAAGGGCCGCTAAAAAGGTAGCTGAATACATTGCCTCTGATGGTTTTGTTGATGAAAAAGCATCCGTTTTTAAGGTAAATGAAAAGCAAACTGCAGACCAACTACTTCAGGAGGCGGCTGTTTATATGGCTATGCTTAACGGCGTTGCTTTTCATATCAGCCGCATGGGTGGTAAAATAAACAGCGTAAAAGTAATACCCATACAATGCCTGCGTAAAAAAACTAATGGTGGCTTCATCTACAATCCGACTTACGGCCAGCTTATTATTGATTTAAAGAAAGAGCAGCATTTCGCAGAGTTTCAGCCCGGCGTATTAACCAATGAGCAAATTACATCAGGCGCGTTTAAAAACGGTGAAATACTATATGTGTATGGTAAAACGCCATTCATAAACTACTACCCTTATCCCGATTGGTTTTCGCAGCAAGAGGATGTAAAAACATCTGCTGAAATAGCTAAAATGGATTATGAATTAGCGGTTAACGGTTTTATGCCGTCTGCTATTATTACAATGGTGGGCCGTGTAGACGATTTCACTAAAGATGATGATGGGAAAACCGCCGTTGACCATTTAAGGGAAAGCCTGCAGTGGTTTACGGGTAGGAGCAAAGACCAAAATGGTAATGCCGGTAGATTTAAGGCCCTGTTGCACTTTGTTGAATCAAAAGATGACATACCGGATATTCAAACTTTTGATGCTAAATCAATACTGGAGGCATCTAATAGCAAGAGAGATATAATAGACAGGGCAGTTTGTCGCTTGTTTGGTGTTCACCCGGTTCTTTTGGGATATAGCGATGCTGCAGTTTTGGGTAATCAACAGGATTTGGCTAATGCTGCTTTAGAACTTAACAAGGTTGTAAACCCTATGCAGCGCCTTATAACAGAGGCTTTCACAGCAATATGGCCTGACCTTGAATGGACAATAAGCGAATACACGCCTATTAAATATGTGCCGGATGCTCTTTTACAGGATATGACACAGGATGAACGCCGCCAAAAGTTTTTGGGGCTAAAGCCATTGGCGCAAAATCAACAAACAAACCAACAACCAAACAATGGCAACGCTAATTGATAAAGACGACTTTTCGGCTTATGTAAAGTGGAGCGCAAACATACTCGCATCACAGGTTGATACCCATTGTAGCGATGCTCAGTTGTTTGATGTTAAGCCTATAATGCCTACGGCAAAGGTTAGCGAAAACAACATGCTTACCGATATAGAAACGGCTATAAATGAAAGCCCTGTAACCAAGCCTGAGCTTGTTGAGCTTTTCAATTCATATATAAAACCGCTTTTAGTGCTTAACGCTTACCGGCGCTTTCTTTTATGGCATGGCGTAAACATTGCTCAATTCGGTTTAAGAAAGAATATAGAGGAAACGAGCGAAAGCATAACCGATAAGCAACGCGCGGAGTTAATGGCTGATACAGAGGCTAAAACCAACGCATACCTGGCGGAGTTTAAAAAAGCGCTTAAAGACGCAAGCTATACATTTGATGACGTGGTATATCAATATACTTCTGAAAAACCTAAAGCCTCAATAAGAATTACGGCAATATGAGTTATAAAGGGGCTGTAAATATCATAAGGGCTGTTGCTGAAGCTGTTAATCCTGACGGGTTTTTCCAGCATGGTAGAAAGTGGGAGGCTTCACTAAATTTTGGAGAAGCAAACCAACAGATATATCTATATCCTATTTCCGCTTCTGTTGACATTGGCAATCACTATTATGAATCATGGAAGGTTGTTTTGGGTATTTATTTTCAGGATACCCCGGATAGTTCGCCAACAGAAATGGAGGACTTAATAGATGATGCTGATATTATAGCGCGTCTATTCCTTGCAACTATTGACAATGTTGAGGCGCTTGATATTTCTAACGTGCAATTAGAGCCGCGTTACCGGGATATGGCAGGCACTTATTCCGGCATGTATTTAAGTTTCAATTTAGGCACTACGAGTAATCTTTGCGTAGATACGGTAGAAGATGTTGTGATTCCACCGGCACAAACTTTATGCGAGGCTATACGTGCCTGTGTTGGCAATGTTCAATATGTTGAACTAACAGGCAACAACACCACCACAATTACAGCTACTGAAACCATTGGCAAGGAGATTCTATTTGTTTCAACAGATGGCCGAATCCGCAAAACTGATTTCTACACCCATAATTCAACCACCGGTGCTTTTGTTTTCGGCTCGGTTGTTCAAAGCACACAAACCATATACATACTTTATAAATGAGAAAGGCAGCACTTTTAATTATTGCATTTACACTTGTGGCATTGGCGGCATTTGGCCAAACGCCTGACATAAATAATTGGTATGATTCAACACATCATCATGCAGGCGTAAGGTTTGATGGGACATTTAGAATGCCGGCAAACGCAGGTAATGGCAAGGTGTTTACATCAGATGCTTACGGGCGCGGCACATGGCAAAGCCCAACAGGCGGGGCGGGTTCAACGGGCCCTACCGGTGCCACAGGCCCAACAGGCAACACGGGCGCAACAGGCCCCGCAGGCAGTAATGGCACTAATGGAACCAATGGCACAAACGGGGCTACCGGCGCAACGGGGCCAACGGGTATAACAGGGCCAACCGGCGCAGGTGAATCATACGCCTTTACAAACGGGCTAACGCTTAGTAATGATACGGTTAAACTTGGTGGCACATTAACCGACCCCGCCACCGCTCTTGAATACGACCCAAGCACTAAGCTGTTTTACGTTGGCAGTTTTGACAATATGTATATTGATTCATACGGCAACGCTTTTGAAGATAGTATGCCTACAAAGTGGACTGTATCTGATAGGTATTACTGGAATACGCCCGATAATAAAGCAAAGATAACATCGGGCATTGATTCTATTCAGGGCAGATACGTAAACATTGAAATGAACGATGGAGATACATTAGGGGCTGCTGTGTATGGGCTATACGTTTATGATAACGGAGGGGAAAAAACATCAAACATTTACTATGGAATAAAAGACGGGGCTGGTGGAACACGCGATATATCGCGCATGGAGAGCAATAAAAATAAAGTCCACGCAAGGCACATTATTGACCCATTGGCTAATGTGGCTAATTATAATGGGTTTGAATCAAACAGCACATACACGCAGCTTGAAGTAAATAAATATGGTGAAGATGGAACATTGACCGGTTTATTGTGGCATGGAAGCCCAGATACGGGGTATTCGCTATACAGCAGTAGTGCGCTAAAGCTGCTTATTGATACGGCGGGAAATATAATACCTGGCGCCGACTCAGCCGTAAACCTCGGATCATCCTCCAAACGCTTTAAAGATATTTACGTTAGCGGCGGTAGTATTCACTTAGGCAATGCGGTTATCTCATCAACGGGTTACGCGGTGGGCAAAGTATTGGCGGTAAATGCTGAAGGTATTGCTACATGGCAAACGGGAAGCGGTGGAGCAACAGGAGCGACAGGCCCAACAGGAGTTACGGGTTCCACAGGGACAACGGGCGCTAATGGAAGTAATGGTGCTACAGGAGCAACGGGAAGTACAGGGGTAACTGGCGCAACGGGCAGCACAGGGGCTACGGGGGCGACTGGCGCAACCGGAACAGCAGGGAGTGATGTTTTCTACAAAGATTTAAGCGCACATAGTTTAACGGGCACAACAAGTGAAACGGTGCTTTTGCGTATTCCTTTACCGTTAAACATGACCGAAAACGAATTAACCGTTAAGGCTATGTTTAGAGTGTCATCTAACGTTAGCGGAAATACATCATTTAGACTTAGGGTTGGCACTGATACTTCAACCGTGACAAACAACACTCAAACAGGAATTATTACAATCAATACGGCGGTTGTTGCGCCTATTTATCGCGATTTTATTTGCACTACAAACACGTTGCGAATCATGGACGGAACATCAAGTGCTACTATGGATGTGATTGCGAGCCGTAATTATAGCAGCACTTCGAAGGATTGGACAACACAACAATACTTATTCTTTACGGCGGCGCTTGGTAGCTCATCAAACGTTGGTGAGCTTATGAAGGTTGTAATACTAAAATATTAACCATGACTATATACACCGACATAAGAAATGATATACCCTTTGATGGCGAAGGGAACGCAGTTGATATATCGCTGAAGGATTCGCTTTACATAAAAGACAAAGGGGAATTCATAGTGTTTGACAGCCGCGCAGAATACGAAACTTATTTATTAGAACATTATCCAAACATAGATTTAACGTAGTATGGAAGAAAATAAAATCGGATTTTTTGAGGAAGCGCCGGGGCATAAAAGCAGCATGAGAATGTTTAGCTTTTTGCTGCTGCTATTTTTTATTGTGTTCAATGTGGTGTATGTAACCAAAACTACATGCTCACTTGATTTCAACTTCATTTTTTATATGACAATTGTATTGATAGGGGTATTTGCTCCTAAATACTTACAAAAGTTGGCTGAATTGAAGTTGGGCACAATGAACCAAGAGAAAAAGTAATTTTTTAACCCCGGCAGAGATATGGCAACATTAAACCATAATAAAACACACTTATATCCTATGCTGATTCGGGTAGATAAGTTCGTGTTATCAATATCGGGCCTGTTTGATAACGTTTGGACTTTTATAGCGGCCATTGCGCTCTCAATGGGGGCGTTTTTTTCACCTGCCAAACTTAACTTTTACGCAATAGGCGCTTTAGTGGTAGTGGATATACTCACTGCTTTCATGAGCCTGTATATGGTTAATAAAAAGCAAAGCGCCGGGATATGGCAGGCTTTTATAAAAACAATGGACGCATGGACTTCTAAGCGGGCTTTCGATAGCGTTCCTAAACTGATTTGGTATGGTTCGCTTATAGTAGTGTCTTACCTTATCGGTGAAATATTTGATAGCGGTATTAAAGGCGCAAACCTTGCTACGGGTATAATAGCCTATATAGAAATACGCTCAATACTTGAAAACGGCGACAAGGCGTTTGGCACAAATACGCTTCAGCTTGTGGCTGATTACTTAAACAAATTATTGCCTAAAAAATGAACCCTGCAATTAAAGGATTATTAGATATAGCTGCCTCACAAGTTGGCACCCGGGAGGAGGGAGGAAACAATGAAGGTGCCAAAATTAAGGAGTACCAAAAAGCAACTTGGTTAAAGCCCGGGCCGTGGCCTTGGTGTGCTGCTTTTGTTTGCTGGTGTATTCGTGAATGGCTGGTAAAAACACCTGGGGCGCAGGAATTGGTAGGCATTAAGGACGGAGAAACTACCATTTGGCGACCTATGACCGCCGGGGCTTTTGACTTTATAAAGTGGGCTGAAAAGCATAATCTGTATGTAACAGATGAAAAAGAACCAGCAAAAGCGGGATGGTTAGTGGTTTTTGATTTCTCTCATATCGGTATTGTAGCAGCCGACCAATTGCCCGGGAAGGATTACATAGAAACCATTGAGGGCAACACAAACGGGAAAGGCGAAAGAGATAGTGTTACGGGTGACGGAGTTTGGAGAAAGGTTCGCAAAACAAACCTTGTAAGAGCCTACATAAAATTAGCATGAAAGACTACCTCCCAAGCGCCAAAGACTTGCTATACATTATTGTGTGCGCTTTAGGCGGGGTAATTATTGCGGCGGCGGTTTGGTTGCTTTGGTAAAATAAAGAATATGAAATACAAAGAAGAGGATTGGAGTTAAAAGCCGCGGTGGAGTTTATTTCAACCCATCTTTCAGGTTATGAGCCTGATGCTTTGTAATTAAGCTACACCGCAGCCATTTAGAAGCCCTTTAGGGTAAATTTTCCATACAATACAATTTAGGGTTGCAGAAATTCAGACCTAAAAATAATACTCTTTATGCTTATATCAAACCCATTTATTGACAAAAAAAATACGCTGATAGTGCTATTGGAAGCGTTTGTTGCAATACTCCTATTCACCAATTTAAGCCAATGCGGAGAGCCGTGTAATGAGGTGTCACATACCGATACGCTTATTGTTTACAGAGATACGGGGTATAAGTTGGTGGTTGATAATAAGCCTACCCAAAAGCTGATATCGGTTAAACCGAGGGCAAATGTTCGAAAAGCGGATATCCTAAAACTTCGAAGTGACCAACAAACAATACAAAATGGCGAGGACTCAACAATAATTACTGAACCCCTGATAATTGGCGGGTTGCGGCTGGATTCAATACTAAAGCCTCGTTACCCTATACTTTCCCCGTTTGAAGATTCATTACGTTACTACCGGGACACCTTCACAGAAAACTACACCAAGGCAGTAATTGAGGAAACCGTCCAAGGAGAAATACTAAACCGCAAAGTTTGGCTTGCCAATACTAAGCCTGACCTGGTTATTAAGGAAACTGTTGTGAGAAAGGAGCGGCTAAAGCTGTATGTAGGCGCTCAGGTTATTATACCAAACAACCTTAAACGGTGGGGTATAGCCCCTTCAATTCAGCTTGCAATACCAAAGATAGGCGCCATAAGCTATGGCTACGATATAAGGAACCAAGCCCACATAGGAGGCATTTACGCACTAATACGCATAAAGAAATGAATAAACCCATATACCACAAGTATCTACCCCGAATAAGTGACGGGCTTAAAAGCGGCAAAAGCCTAAATCAAATAGGGCGCGAACTTGCATCTGAAAACGGCTGGACTGAAGGTAGCGGAATGGGTATGGTTAAACGTTGGGCGAAAAGACTGGACAAGCAAGGGCCGGTGATACTGCAAAACGTTACCCGCGAAACCTGGAGCGATGAAATACCAAATGGCGAGGAGGCTGAATTAACCAGCAAGAAGCTAAACGGAGTTAGGAAACTTGCGGTGTTATCCGATATTCACCTACCATACCATGACAAAGAAGCGCTTGTTGCGGCAATTAAATGGATTAAGGAGTTTAGCCCAGATACAATACTTCTAAATGGGGATATTTTGGACTTTTACCCTATTAACCGATTTAGCGTAAATCAACGCAAACCTGATCTCAAATATGAGTTTGATACATGGCGCACATTTGCCGCCGTTTTAAGGGCACAATTTAAAAATGTAAACATCTACTTTAAGCAGGGCAACCACGAGTTAAGGTTAAGGAGTTATATAAATAAACATGCTGCTGCACTTGACGGGGTAATTGATTTTGACACGCTGATGGATTTTCGTAAATACGGATTCATTCACATAGCAGACAATAAGTTTATTGAAGTAGGCAAATTAAAAATTTGCCACGGGCATGAGGTTTATTCCGGTGCAGGCGCGGTTAACGTTGCAAAGGTGGTATTTGAGAGGACTATGGATAACATTCTTTGCGGTCACTTCCACCGCACACAGGAGTTTACAAAAAAGGCAATAGGGGGAGAAATAAGGGGGGGATGGGTTAACGGTTGCTTACAGCAGCTAACGGTTGACTATATGCCCGTAAACCAATGGAATCACGGCTTTGCCTGTATTGAGTTTGAGAAGGATGGAACCTTTGCAATGCACAACAAGAAAATAATCAACGGGAGGGTTTTGTAATGGCATTATTCATATGGACATTTGAGGTTAATTCAAAGGACACTTATAGCGGTGAGGATGAAGATAAAACCCAAATTGCCGTATATGCCGAAACAAAGGGCGAAGCAGTTATAAAGATTCTGCTATTGCAATTAGAGGAAATTGAAACCGAAAAGGACTTAATTTTACTTGCTGTTGATGAGGTTTACATGAATAACCTATGGATAAAGAACAATAGTTGAATTACCGAGCGCTAATTAGGGTTCAATCTGCCAATACGTAAAATATTAAAAACAGCCCCAAGTAGTCATAATCTCAGGCTTACCAAAACTTTCTATTCTTGTTCCGCAAACGTCGGTATAAGAAGAATAAGGAGTTAACTTATCCCTTACAATTATCTCCCAATCTCCCTTTCTTTCGCCTTTATAGCTAAACCCTTGGAGCGTTAGCTTTAACTGTCCGCTATTTGTTTGCAGTGCAAGTCCTGCCAATATTTCTGCGCATGTAGAAAAATACATTTCTTGATTTTCTTTACAAATGCCCTTTAATTGATTTGCCATAAGGCGAGTAAGCCTACCAAGGTTCTCATCACCCCATTCAAAATATGATTTAGCCGCCTTTTCTTCTTCGCTTAAATAGGCTTCAATGTTAGTTTCCGCTTCCATATTATTTCTTTTTATTTTTATTAGGTCGTCCTGTAAGCTTCCCCGATTGTTGGCCAGGTATTAGTTGATTTTACGAATATACAATTTCAGGTAAGAGATCAGCAGGAGCGCGGTAGTCCAAGGCTTTATGTGGCCGTTGGTTATTATAATCTATCATCCATTCTTCTGCTTTTTCTCTTACATCATCAAGTGATTTAAATACATAAGCATTTAGGAGTTCACGGCGAACATTGCCGTTGCACCTTTCTATATATCCATTCTGCATTGGCTTTCCGGGTTGAATAAAGGTTAACTGTATTTGATGCTCCTTGCACCACATGTCCAGCAGATTGGAGATAAACTCCGGGCCATTATCTACTCTTATCATAGCCGGTAATCCTCTGAACTCTTTTAAATACTCAAGGGTGCGTATAAGCCTTAAAGTCGGTAGTGATAAGTCCGCCTCAATAGCAAGCACTTCCCTGTTATAATCGTCAATAATATTCAATAACCTAAACCTCCGGCCATCCCAAAGCGTATCGCTCATGTAGTCAATGCTCCATACCTGGTTGATGCCTTCGGGCCTGAATAAAGCTTGTTTAATACGTGCAGGCAGCCGTTTACGGTAGCGCCTGCGGATATTGAGTTTTAAGTCTGTATACACTCTATAAACCTTTTTATGGTTCCAAATAAATCCTTGCCGCCTGATGCGGTAAAAGCACTGCCAAAAGCCAATAGCCGGGTGTTTCTCTACAAGACTTTGTAGTTGCTCGATAACCTTCGAGTCATCCTTAATTACTGGTTGATAGCTTTGGGTGCTTCGTGGTATTTGCAGCGCTTTACATGCCTGACGAACGCTTACCCCATGTTCTTCAGTCATGTGTTGGGCAAGCTCGCGCCTTTCCTCAGGCTCTATAGCTTTTTTTCGACAGCATCTTTTAAGGCATGGTGAACCAGGCTTAATTCGGCGTACATCCGTTTTAAACGCGAATTTTCAGCCTCTAACTCTTTTACCCGCTTTAGTTCATTTACTTCCATGCCACCGTAGCGTTGTCGCCATTTGTAGAATGCACCGGTAGTTATACCTAATTCGCGGCAGATATCTTTAGCATCCCTGCCTTTCTCGTGTTCCTGGATTGCCTTAACAATCTGGGTTTCTGTGAAGTTCGATTTTTTCATAATTGAGCTTTTTAAAGTTGATAAAAATTTGTCCTTTTTCAACTTTTAACTGGCTCAATTTTCAGGGGAGCTTACAGTCCTATCTTCTTTCCTGACGGCTTTATTTTGGCGTTCTTGTGGATTATAACCTTCCCGCCGTCAAGTTTAACATACTCAATTCTGCCAGCCCTTACAAGCTGCTGTATTCGCCCATGCGGCAAATATAGGAAACAGTTTTACAACAAGCAAATATTTTTAACAAAATAAATATGGCTTTCTTTTTGACAAATAGTTTTTAGTTACTACATCTGTGGTATAATTAAACGGGATGACAAACAAACAAGCATTTGAATACATGACAAGCAAATCAATGGTAGAGCGTGTTGGTTCGCTTGTTGAAGGAGGATATGATATTGACGCTGCTATTATGCAGGCTTTAGAAAACGAATACAATATGATTTGTTCGCTGTTAAACTTTGGGCACCTGAGCGAGAAGGGGCAATCAGTTTGCAATGCAATGGCTATTAAACTATGGATGCACTTTAATAAAACAGGCGAAAGAAGAAAAGAGCGAAACAAACTGTATCGTAAAATGAATGAGCAATTAACTAAGAATACCGATTAAACGCCCCTGCGAAGCGATACGCAGTAGAGATGGGAAAGACCCTAAGCGATGATTTAAGGAGATGGTATGCTGGTGATTTGATAGCAATACTAAACGAGTTGTCTAACCAAGCGCAGGTATATACCCTTCATTTTGAATTTATGCGCCCAAAAAGATTCTATGTTAGGGATAGGGGGCATTTACGCAAGTGTCTTAGAACATTGGAGGCTGACGGATTGGTAGAAAAAATAAACCTTGGATTTAATATACATCAATGGAAAATAACGGAAGCTGGAATTGATAAAGTTATTGAGAATAATCTAAACTAACCCCCCTAACATGCAAACCAAAGAGAATCGGAGCGGCCTCGTCTTTCCAGTTTTTAGGACCGTTGTTTTTACGCTCCTTAGGATCAACATTTTCCGCTTCAAATACACTATCGCCGCTTACTGTAAAAGCGACATATTCACCCTTGTACTCCTTATCCACCGTGAAAGGAATTTTGCTTAGTGCTTCCATATACTCCTTATCGCTGAATCCTGATAAATAGCCTGCCTTGGCTCGTTCATCTACCAAAGGCACCCACATTATTTGCATGGTTCCCATGTCAACGAGGGTAGCGTTGGAATGAGAAACCTGCGTATTTGCTTTTTGTAAACCTATATTATCATATGACAATCCTATTTTAGTTAATCTATTCTTTAATTGTTCGGGTAGTTTTTGCAAGGTAAAATACCTCCCAAGGGCCACCCTAGATATGCCCAACATTTTAGCTGCATCCTCTTGCGTCAGTCCTTTACGCTTGATAGCAAACCGTAACAAATCACCTTCTGAGTCCATCTATATTTACATATGTTAATAAGCATGTGGATAAATATTTGCATTATTTTGCTCTTAGTGTTTGCAAATGATAATATCGTGTATATATTTGTGTTACAAATTTAGACGTGAAAATGATAAAACAAAACTATTTAGAGAAAATAAAGGGCAACAACGTTCTGAAGGCTGCAATAATAGCCGCTAACGATGTTCACCCTGGCACCGTAGAGCGTTGGATTCGTGATAACGAAGAAATCCTTACAACCGCTAAGAACCTTTCAATAATAAGCAAGCACTTGAAGGTTAAACAAGATGAACTGCTTGAAAAAACCGCCGCCTAATGCGCTCCGAAACACTACCGCAAATTATAAGCATAAAAACGGCTTGTGAGGTATTAGACGTATCGCGCATGACCATTAACCGCTATATCAAAAACGGAGATTTAGAAGCGAAGAAGTTAGGCAAGAAAAAGAATAGCCCGGTGCGAATTGTAAAGTTAAGCATTGTTGAATTTTTAAACCGTAAGGCATGTTAGAAAACGATTACTACTGTGATGAATGTGGTGCAGAGTGTAACAGATTACACCCTCGATTAACCGAATCTGGTCAATACTGCGCCGAGTGTGCCAAACGCGAAAAGTGCGCCTGTTGTGGCGATGAGGTTAGTTCAGAGTGCATCAAATGGATTCAGCCGGTTCAAAACTACCTGTGCAGCCATTGCGCAATGACTGAGAATTACGAAGAAGCAAAGGCATATATAAAACCTCACTACACTTTAAGAACGAAGTAAACAGCATTAGTTAACGCATAAATAAATAAGGATGAAGTCTATAAACAAATACATCATTATAGCCCTAATTATTGGCGCAGCATTTTTTGGATGCACTTGGGCGTTTAACCACATCAACGCATGGGTTGGAATACTGTTATTTATAGTAATAGTGTGGCTATCGTTAAACTTTTTAGTAATCAAAAAAATAAACCAAAATGACAAGAATTAAACTACTCGGTGCCATTGCACTTTTTCTAACCCTAGCAAGCTGCGAACGCGTTGCGCCCAACTATTACGGCGTGCTAATGGAGAACTGCGGAAAGAACGGTAAATCAGATTACACCCGCGAGCAAGGAAGGGTAAATACGGCAGGTGCCTGCACAGAGCTATTTCAGGTGCCAGCCTTTGAACAACGCGCCGATTTTGGCGACCGTGTTTTACACCTTAAAGCAGCCGACAACACAGAGTTTAGCGCAAAGCCTTTATACAGTTATAAGGCTATTGAAAACAGGGTGGTGGATTTAGTATTCCAAAATGCCCGCTTAGGTTCAGGCGATGATTTTATGAAAGCCTTAGAAGATAACGTTCTTGAGCCTCACATATACGACCTGATAAAAGAGGAAAGTCGCAAGTATATAACCGACAGCCTGATGGCAAACGGAGGTTCGCTAAGGTTTGAAGAAGCTGTGCAGGATTTAGTTAAAAAATCATTTGAGGAAAAGGGGCTGGAGCTTATAACATTTTCGGCGAACCTGGATTTTTCAGATAAGGTAAAAGCAAAAATTGATAGCCGTAATGAGGTAAACACAAACGTTAGCGTGTTAGACCAACAAATTATAGAACAGAAAAAGCGCAACGAGTTAGCCGAATTAAAGGCACAGGAAAATCTAATTATATCTAAAGGGATTACCCCGCAACTTCTCCAGCAGCAGTTTATTGATAAGTGGGACGGTCGCACTCCTTTATACGGGACTATGCCTGTTACACTTTTCAGAAATATAGATAAGTAAACTTTTTCATGTGGTTTTGCGGTTAATAATTCGCTCCGCGCTTAACGGTTCGGACTGAGCAAGAGGGCAACCTCACAATCGTTCTTTACATGCGCGTAAAAAATGCAAGCGCAGGCCCTGATAGGCAGATTTCGGGGCCAAACTTATGAAACGAACCGATTGCTGGCGGTGCGAAGGGAAAGTAGGATATGGAAGGGAATCGGCTTACAAGGATCAGATACAAGGCGAACCGCATGGTGGTTAGCGACACCAACAGCTAAGTATCAATTTAATCGTTCTTTCTCTAACACAATGCCTAAGCAGGTCGGGTAAGAGCCTGCAAATGGGGAGGTAGGCTAAGTGGAAAAACCGGCATCGGCTGCGCAGTAACGATGTAATCGCTTGTTCGAATCAGGCCCTCTCCACAAACCTTTATAATGAGACCGTCAGCAGCAATGCCCGGTAGAACCAAGTAGGGGAAACGCGAAAGTAGTTGTCGGACGAATAACCGAAGCAATGCCTCAGCAACAAGCGCAGTTATGTGAGCGGGGCAGGGTAGGTATTCATAACGCTCCGCTCGGTGACGGGTTCTCACCGAAATTTTTGAAACTAAGTTCTTTGAAGATAACGGCGCGTAACACATTTTAAAACCTCGCAGGGTTAAGCGGTGTGAAGCGCGCCTAAGTTAAGCGGGTGGTGTGTTAGAGATAATACACAGATGACAGGGGTAATC